GCTGACTCATATTATTTGGATATACTAAGATCATCTTCTAAGAATGTTGAGAGAAAAGTGCTCACGTTCGAAGAAGCAGTCGTTGGTATAGAAGGTGACGAAGATTATTTAGCTATTCCACGAGGAACTAGCCCAGGTTACCCATACATAACTGATCCAGCTATTAGAAAGTGTCCCGGAAAAACTTACTGGTTTGGTACAGGAGACGAATATGACATGGATAATGAAAGGGTAGAGGAGCTCAAAAAGGCTGTTCTAAGTCAAGAATCAGATGCACGAAAAGGTATACGCACAGAATATCTCTTTGTGGACTGTTTGAAGGATGCTAAGGACGTTATAGAGAAAGTTGAAAAAGGAAAAACCAGAATGTTTAGTTCTGGTCCCTTAGACTATCTTATATTAGTTAGAATGTATTTTGGAGCTTTTACCTCATGGTACAAGAAAAATAGAATATTCAACGGCTCAGCTATAGGAGCTAACCCTTTTGGCGAAGAGTGGGATGTTCTAGCACGGCAACTACTTAAATTTGGGGATAGTTCACAGAAAAATATAGGAGCAGGTGATTATAGCGCTTACGATGGCTCTGAAAAAGTTGAAGTACACATGGAGATACTGCGCATCATCAACAGATGGTACGACGACGGTCCTACCAATAAGTTGGTGCGTGAAGTACTGTGGGCTGACGTTTATAACTCGGTTCACATAAGTCCCAAACGATTTGTTTATACGTGGGTATCTAGCTTACCTAGTGGGCATGCTTTGACGTCAATCATTAATACTATGTATAATGGTATAGCGTATAGGTATTGCTTCTTTAGAGCAACAGGCAATAGTCTCGTAGAACTTTCTAACTTTCAAGACCACGTTTATCTGTGTGCTCTAGGCGACGATAGTGTATACTCAACATCGCCAGAGTACATTGACGTCTTTAGTGAAGACAAACTTGGTGTGTTTATGGCTGAATTGGGTCTAACTTACACCCCTGAACACAAGGGGGCAGCAGACTTATTTCGTCGAGATATAACGCAAGTTAACTTCTTAAAAAGGAGTTTTAGATTCGAACCACTTGCTAATAGATATGTAGCACCTCTAGACAAACGAGTGATCAGAGAAACACCTTACTGGACTAAAGAGAAAGGATTTATGACTATTACGAAGACTAATGTCAATACCTCTCTATGGGAGATGGCATTACATGGCCCTAAAGCCTTCGATGAATTTTTCGACGAGGTAATTAAAGCGGATGTCAATGTGGATTTTGTGCCTAACGTATCTAGCTGGAAAATAGCACTTGAATATGCTATTAATCTGGACTACTACTATTAGTGTCTTCCACATCCCGCTTCGCTTTATTTTATTCTTTTAATTTTTATTTCAATTTTATTTTCCTTTATTCTTTTAAATATAAAATAACTAAAATACAAAAACAATTTTAAAATAAAATACAAAAATATGTGTGTCGCTATCACCGAAACTGGCAATTTTAAAATAAACCATGAAAATTACAAGCAACGCAATTAAGACGATCAGACGTGGTTCTTTACTCTTTGAGAACCATGACTCTGCTAAACTAAAAGAACATATTATCTTTACCCAAATGAACGCTATCGATCAACAAGGTACAGCTGGAGAAGTGTCCCAAAAGCTAGAAACTCACACTGAGTTACTGGGTGACAATGTCTCAAATGTGATAAACGCAGGACAACGAGAGTATGCGTACTCCAGCACTGCGCCAT